ATAATGAAGAGGGCTGGACTGACTTGATTGAAATATCAGACAACCGTAATTTTATGATGCGTGATAAAATGAAATATGAGATGGGTAAGTCTTTTCCATTTGAGGCAGAAAATATTCAAATCGAAATGAAAGGCAGTTGGGATCCAAATAATTGGAAATACGAAGTTCGCTTTGGCGAATAATTGGTCAGTAGGCGGTGTACATCGAGAAGGGAGGCAATAGTCTCCCTTTTTTATTGCCCACTATAAATAACAAAAAGAACTGGGAATACATGTTTAACTTAAGTGGAGTTCAGCAAGCAGCACAAGACCTTGCAGCAGCAGGTGGAATTGGAGGCTCGAGCTTGACAACTGCTCAGTTTTTTAGTTCGGTTAACTATTTACAACATAATGTTGCGCTAAGCGATCTAAAGAGCAGGACTCAATTTGACCAATTGACGCCTGGCGTTGATTCGTTATTTAATCACTTTGCAACATTTAGATATGTTGATAACTTATTAGACAAGTATGAGCCAGATTCTCACTTTGTTGGCTATCAGTTACGTCATAATTTTGGTAGAAATACTAACGACTTAGACAATCAAACTGATCGCTTGAGAAATTCAGGCCAGCTATCAGCTAGCCAATTAAATGCTCTACAGAACGGTATTCAAAGATCGATTACGAATGCCTCAATTAGACAGTTTGCTGCTAAAGAATCGTTATCTAATCCAACCGCTGACAAGATAATTAAATGGAGTTCAACTGCATCAAACGCAACCTCTACCGGTTATCAGCCTTATGCTTGGACTGATTTTGCATACTGTAAATACTATGGAAAGATTCCGAACAACAGATTAGTTACACTGAGACGATATCCTTTCCCAGTTTCAGATATTCTGAAAGGAGCAGACCAATCGCCGTTAATTCCAATGGCACAAGCCGTTACATGGTTTGGTGGAGAAACTGGAAATAAATTATCAGGTCTCGGTAACTGGACTTGGGATATGCCATGGGAAGCATTAGAAGTTACTCAACAAGACATAGAAGGTAATGAAGTAGTAGTCGATGACTTAATTAAGATCATTGATGGAGTTGGTGGTAAGTTTGGAGCAGGATTAAGTAAGCTGCTAAAAAAGGTGTATGAAACTGCTTCTTTAAATAATAATCCGTCAAATGCCAGTCAAATTTCTGGTATGGATGTAAAGATTCAAGAATACATTAAAAATCTATATGATAAAGGTACAGGTCCATATTGGAATAGAATATATGGTCCAGTCAATGTTATTCACAAGAGTTCTCGTAGAACTAGAGGTATTCAAAATTCTTGGGGAACACAGTTTACTCTTAAATTTCACTATCAGTTTAGATCATTTTCTGGTATGAGCCCTAAGATGGCAGCACTAGATTTAATATCTAACTTTATGTCTTTAACGTTTAATGATGCTCAGTTTTTGAGTCAATTAAACAGATATTTTCCAAAAACCGGTTTAAAATTCTCGCCGACCACTACTCAGGTCCTAACTGATTTAGTATTAAAGTGGGGCAAAGGAGAACTTGGATCAAAAGAGGCATTAGAAGGTATAAATGCAATAGTTAAATCAGAAGCAAACGTTTTTTCAAATCTTAAAAATCAATTAGTTAAGGATCCGCTAAAGGTTGGAGGTACTGCGATTAATGCATTTGCGCTATCGACTTTTAAAGATACCTTTCCAAAGATATTATCAGTAAAATCAGCTCTATCTGATAGACCAGTTGGAGAATGGCACATAGTTGTTGGTAATCCAATGCAGCCAATCTTTGTAATGGGAGATCTAATTTGCGTTAAGACAACGGCAACATTTGATGAAGAAATTGGGCCGGATGATTTTCCAACTGGCATAACATTTGATGTTACTTTACAACAAGCTAAACCTAGAGACAAAAATGCAATCGAAAGAATGCTTAACCAAGGAGTCGGTTCATTGACTGCAACTCGATTGAATCCGCCATCATCGGCTGACGATACGTTTGGTGAGGAGAATAATCAGAGATACAAAGAAATAACTGGTGGTAATTTCTCAGATGAAAATCAAGACCCGGCTCTACAACGTTATAAAGATAGAGTTGGATTAGCATATAATTACAAAACTAATTCCGGATCGACTCAAAATTCAGGCGGAAACAATAATCGTATACAAAGTAAGGATGCTGCATTCACCAGTAATATCGATGCAGTATTGAATACCTACTTTAGAAAAAATATAACTAAGGCGTAATGCTGATATTAAAGGTTTTACAGGCAAAAAAGATTTTCGATAAACTCGGAACAAGTGTTACTGACTTAACTAGACGATCGATTTCTTTCTTGGGAATTGATAAGGTTGGTGGCGAATTGTATGCAGTCGAGCCAGAAGTCGTAATGAGACCTGATCTGATTGCAAACAGCTTTTTATCCAGTAGTGCAAACGCATGTTTATTGATGAAATATAATGGTATTTCAAATCCATTTTCAATTAACGAAGGTCAAATTCTAAGAATACCAAAGGCTGAGGATCTTGATAATTTCTTAGCAGAGCCTGAGAATATCATTGATAATAGAGTTAGGGAAGCAGTTGACTTGGTGAAACCTAAGACTGTTCAAGATGCAAAACGCTTGGAATACTTAAAGAATAAGGGCGCATTGGCTGTGCCGTCAAACGTTGCACTCGACGATGGTGTTAAGGTTATCAACGGCAGAATCGTATTTGGTGCAGATGTTACGTCAATCAAAAAAGAAGATTGTCCAGATCCTATTTCTAGAGCAAAATTAAAAGAGACATTACTTAAAAATAAGATCTTTAAATAATGTCAGTAGTAAATCAAGTATTAGTCGAATTCGCTCCAACGATTACACCGACTAAATTAGAGAGACTTGACATGGAATCAAGAAATGCTGAGGTAAAATCGCTTGACTCATCAGGTACAGGTTTTATGGCCAAACTCGGAAGCGGCCAGCCTTTTGTGCAAATTTCAGGTTATCAAATTGAGCTTAGCAATATAATGAGCTTAACTATTTCTGAAAATGAGATGATTCCAAAGATCCACCTAAGTTTCATGGATAATGACTTTGCATTTACGTCTCACCAATTTCCAATATTAAAACCGCTAGTTTCTTTGCATTTGGCACCGACTAACTTGCAGCTAAAATCGATATCTGGAGATTTCTTTGTTACTAGCATCAAGTCAATACCAGTTAGAGACTCAGTTAGATATGATGTGATGGCCGAGCTACACATACCACGAATTCATAGTAACCGATCAACTGCATACCGCTCGATGAGTTCAGTCGATGTACTTAGAAAAGTAGCGGCCGACCTTGGTCTAGGTTTTGCAACTAATGAGGATAAGACAAATGACACGATGACATGGATAAATCCAAACTTAAGTTATAAAGCCTTTATTGAACAAGTTGTAAGTCGAGCCTATACAAATGAACAGTCTTTCTTTACATGCTTCATTGATAGAAACTATATTCTGCACTTTGTTAATGTCGCAAAACAGTTTTCTAGAGAAAATGAAGTTGACGTTACGTATGCAGGTAGTATGGTTCAAAAACTTGATCCAATTAGATTTGATTACGATCCAAAACCAGTTGATGAATTAGTTGAAGTACCTATGATATTGTCTAATTCACAATCTGCTGGTACATCAGACTTGTCTATTTATGATTATAATATGTTATCAGATAACGGTGATATTTTAAAAGTCGAATCTTTTAGAAAAAAGGTTATGTGGTATTCGCAAGGAACATCCGCACCATTAGACTTTTTCATTGAACCAATATCTGATCTATCGACAGAAAACGGTTCAGTCCATCAGCGTCCAGAGCTAGAGGAATTTGAAACTGGTGAAGTAGTTAAGTGGCTCGGTATTGATTATAGAAATAGCCATGAAAACTACAAATTTGCGAGAGTAATTAATACTCACAATAACAAGGAAATTGAAAAACATGTTCTTAAAGTTGTACTAAACGGCGCTAATTTTTCAATTATACGAGGTAGCCGAGTTAAAGTTGAAATTATTGGAGATGCTGCATATGATATAATCGGAGACGGTTATTTTGGAGATCCTGAACCTGGCTTTAAGACTCCTGGCGATGTTAATGTACCGATGGGTGTAAATAACGAATATATCGATGAACATTTGAGCGATTTCTATTACGTTAAGGACATTATTATTAGATATAAACCGCTAGCTGATCCAAAATCCGCTTTTTATACAGAAATGCTCCTAACAAAAAGAAATTGGTTCCCATCTCCAGAAAAATTATTGACGCCTAATGAGTAATAGAACTCACATTAACTATTTAGGTCAGGGATCTGGGCTGCCGTCAAAGATTAGTAGATTCAGAAAGGGCTCTATTAATTCGAACGAGGACCCAGTATATTTGACTTTCTTTATGGATTTCGATCCATCTACTACTGAGTCTAGACATCCAGTTGGAGATCCATTTAAGTTTAATTCACTATTGACCGACATGGAAACTTCAACGTATACTTGGGACATCACTAAAGTTCCACAACAATTAGAGATCAGTGCAATTGAGTATTTGTCTAGATTGGAAAACATTAAACCTGGTGGAGGATCGAGTTCAGCTGATTTACTTAGACAGTTTCAAGTTATCCTAAACAATACATATAGCGCAGCACCGTGGTATTTTCAGTCAATATCTGGTGTATCTGATCTGTGGAAAATTGCAACATCAACAACTGACGTTAATAAGAAAATTACGCTGACTGTAAATTGCCTTGAATCAGTTGATCTCAGAATTTTACAAATGGCTGACTACTATAGAAAAGCAGTTTACAACTCCGATACTCGTTCATACCGCTTACCTGAAAATCTTAGAATGTTTTCGTTTGACCTTTACCTATTTGAAATTAGAAACCTAAAGGAATTTTCAACTTTCTCTAGATCAACCTCTGAATTTACTGGCGGTAATCATTACGTTAAATTTAAGTGTAAAATGTGTGAGTTCGATTTTAGTGAAACGCTAGCCGGTGGAAATACTCCAATCGATATGAAGTCTTACACTGAGGATAAGCCTTTTAACACTAGCTTTAAGATCCATGTACAATGGGTTAAAGAAGATTCGGAATATCAAGCAGTTGACCTAATTCGATTAGACCCAGCTTCTCCGAATTTTGGAATATTTAATGGAGCAGTCGATAGCTTAATAAATCAAGGTCGTCGACAGTTGACTAACTTAACTAGAATCCCGGCTCGAATAATCGGATCAGTAGTTAATGAAATACAGAGCACAGTTACAAACCTTGCGCTAGGTAATGCCTATTCTGGCCAAAGAAGAGACATTATTAACATTGATCCAGCAACTCGAGCAATTGGTCAAGTATTTGAAGGCCCAGGAGGTAGAGTTTCTCCAAGAGGACCGGCATCAACCGACACTGACGAGCTTGGCCGTCGTTCCGGTTAATAATTTAGTGTATAATAAGTAAATATGATAGTTAATCCTGAACACGATATTACGAAAGATCCGCTTGGTGGAGATCTAGTTAGCGTTCAATACTTGGGAGAAGTAGTTGACGTCGAAGACCCATTAAAAGAGGGCCGCTGTCGCATTAAAGTATTCACGGTATTTGACGATTTAGAAACTCAAGATATTCCATGGGCAATACCAATCCATAAGCCAGCATTTTTCGGACAGGATGGTAAATCCGGTTCAGTTTCAATTCCAAAAAAGGGATCAATTGTTGGAGTTAGATTTAATCATGGAGATCTGTATTCGCCAGAATACAAACAAATACAGGAGATCGGTGACGATATCAAAGAAGAGCTTAGAAAAGAAGGTGAATATGAAGGTTCTCACTTTGTACTTTTTGATGGAGACGAAGAGCTAAAAGTATGGTTTACTGTTAAAAAGGGCCTAACTGTTCAGCTTAAGAATTCTCGAATCAATATAGATCAAAATTCAAAAATTACGCTAGAACACGAAGATTCGCTGTCAATCATTGAGATGGAGGGCGCAACAATCAGAATCGTGTCCGATAGTCAAGTCAACATTACTTCAAATTCAGTTAGAGCGACTGCTGATCAAATTTGGTTGGACGGAGATTCTACTCGAATTGGACATAGTCCATTAACTGGCCCAATGGTATTGGGCGATAGATTATTTGCAATGTTAAAGGTCTTAGCTGGTATGATAGATGCTAAGATGCCTTCTACGCCTGGCGCAGCTCAACAAGTTGTTGAGGCAGCTAAGGTCCTTTGCTTATCGGAGACGGTAATTGTCGGTAAATAAAACCCGGCTCGAGTTCTGGATAAAAGAGTTAATTGGAAAATTACTACGACATATTAGGCGTTACTCGCGAAGCATCTAAAGCTGATATTAAAAAGGCTTATCGTAAGCTTGCAACAAAATATCATCCAGATAAAAATCCTGATGGAGCTGAGCAGTTTAAGAAAATTGCAGCAGCCTATGCAATTTTAGGAGACGATGCTAAAAGAGCCGAGTATGATACTCCAAAACGTAATAAGTTTTCGTTTGAAGATTTTGGATTCAATCAGTTCTCCGGAAATCAATTCAATTCATGGAAAGATTTTAATGGCTTTGGCAGCAGACCAAATACTCAAAATTTAATACTCGTTTATAATCAGCAGATTTCACTACTATCTGCTCTGACTGGCGAAAAGTTTGAAATTTCAATTGAGCAAACTCACACTAACACCGAGGGTAAGGTTACGAAAGAGACTAAAACATTAAGTCTATTTGTTAATCTTAGAGAACGATATTTTCCAGTTGTTAAGCAACGAACCGGTCTATATACTGTGCAGCTAAGAATTAAAGGTTATGGTAGTTCGATTGATTTTGTAAATCAATTACGTAAAACTACTGAGAGAGCAGTTGGTGATTTACTCGTAAATTTAATTATTCCAACTGATCGACTTGAGATTGAAAATGGCGACATTGTACAAGAAGTCGATATCTCAATGAAAGATTCACTATTTCCAGAGGAATTTATATTCGAGACAATTGATGCCAAGAAATTTAGAGTTAAGTCATTCCCAGGTAATAGCCTAACTAAGTTTAGCCTAAATGTGCCAGATCAGGGCATATTAAAAGAGAATGGCCAACTCGGCAGATACTCGTTTAAGCTGAATATCTTAAAACCCGATCTTTCGAATCTAACTGATGAGGAGATCGCCACTCTGGTGAATTTACTAAGTAGGCCGTAATAAATAACGGTATACGGAAATCGCCCGTTTTGGCGGGTTATTCCTGTATAAATAATAAAAAATTTACACAGCTTAGTGAATACTAATCTTATCAATTTGAGCGCGCCGGTTCCCACTGAGAATGAGGTCTTTATCGTTGAGAGAATTAACGAGGGTTTGGACGTGTCCAACGAAAACGGAGATATTGTCCTAGAAGGTACCGCTGCAGTATTCGGAGTTAAGAACAATAACAATCGAGTGTATGAAAAGGAGGAGTACTTACCTCACCTTACATATCTGCAGGAAAAAATTTCAAAAGGTCAGCTCTTCGGAGAACTTGACCACCCACAAAGCTTTGACGTATCTCTTAAGAACGTATCTCACGTAGTTGAGGGTCTAAGTTATGACGAAGGTTCTAACTCTGTAAAAATTAAGCTTCGTATTCTAAACACGCCAGCTGGTCAAATCGCAAAAACCTTAGTTGAATCAGGTTGCACAATCTCTTGTTCTTCAAGAGCAGCCGGTCAAGTAATGAATGAGGGTAAAGTAAAACTTCACAGAATTTTTACATACGATTTGGTTGCAGAACCAGGTTTCTCGCAAGCAATTTTACAAAAATCAGTAAACGAAAGCCTACAATCACAATTCACTAATGTGTTTGAATCATTAGATCAATTAAAGCAAACTTCCGTTACAAATAAACTTATGGATATTTCAGAAAATTTCAATTTCGAGGATTCTGTGAAGGTCTATAGGATAAATAATTCAGAAATGAATACACCTACTCAAAATAACAACAAACAAATGGCAAATGAGTTTGTAAGTAGAGAAGAACTTAATCAGTACTCTGAGCTAGTTAAGAAAAAGTTCGAGGCTCTTCAAGAAAGCATTACAAAGAACAACCAGGGCATCAATGCTCTATCTGAAAGTTCTAACGACTCTCCAAAAATGGTAACTTACGTTAACTATTTAGCTGGTGAGATGGAAAAGTTAGTCGAGTATACTAACTACCTTTCAACAATGTTGAACAAGGGAATTAACTATACTGAGCATGTTGCTGAAAAAGTAAACAATGTAATTGACTACTCTGACTACTTAGCAGAAAAAACTGAGCAAAACATTCAGTACGCTGATTACCTAGGAGAAAAAGTTAATCAATCTATTAACTATTCAGAATATGTTGCTGAGCAAGTTGAAAAGAATATCAAGTACACTGAGTACGTTGCTGAACAAGCAGATAAAGGAATTCAATATGCTGAGTATGTTGCTGAACAAGCTGAAAAAGGAATTCGTTATTCTGAGTATATCGGCGAAAACCTAGAAGCTGCTATTAAATACGCAGATTACTTAGGCGAAAATCTAGAAAAAGGAATCAAGTATTCTGAGTATCTAGCTGAGACAATGAATGAGAAAATCTCTCCAAGCGCAGCAGTTTCTGCTCGCAAACTTCTAGCTGACGTTAAAACTCTAAACGAAGGAGTTAATTACGAAGTAAATGAAGAATCTGGAGTAGATGAATTAGTTGCAGCAGTTGACGGAATTATTGGACACATTAAATCTAACTCAGCTAATGCAGTTCTAGAAAACAGATATCCATTCTTAAAGCTTCTAAGTGAAAACAATAAGCAAAAATTCTTCTCATTAGATCAAGAGACCAAGACTGCAATCGTAGAAACCTTAAGAGGTGCAGTTTACTTCACAGAAGCTGAAGTTATCAATCTAATGGAGGCAGTTCTTAATAAGCAGG